GTTCACATCCGGGCATCCTGGACAGCCTGGAAGGGTTCCGATTTTGCGTGTCTATCACCATGCCGTTCTTCTTGCAGATATCGTAGAGATAATTGACGCGCTCCTTGTACTCCTTCTGGTCGTCCGCCTCAATCCTTACGATCGCGTGGACGCTCTTTCCGCCTGAATACAGAAGGACCGCAACAGGCAGGTTCAGCTGACGGATCAGGCCGTTCTGCGCGGACAGCTCCATGTTGTCCGATTCAACCAGGGCGTACCTGAAATCAGTCACGTTCTCATTGTTGACACCGTTGCCATCCAGCGGGTTAAAGCGGATCCATGCTCCTGCTTCATGGTCATACTTTCCAAGGACGCCTTCTACATCCCCGGTCTTTTTCAGATCACGGACAATATCCCCGACATGAAGTGTATAAACACCCTTGTTGGCCGGCACCCACTTTTGGGTACCGTCTTTGTTTGCTTTCTGGAAGGAGCCCGTCACATATCCAAAGGTTTCTTCTGGAGTGAACAGCGTCTCCAGGTATCTGATCAGCTCCTTCGCCGGCTCCCATGAGGCAGGCTCATCGATGTCGCGGTGCTCCACCCAGCCTTCTCCCACGATGGCGCCTTCAACATAATCAAGGCTCCCGTCAAGGTCGAGGACCCTGCCGGCTTCCCGTTGCGGAGGCATCCATCCGGCTTCCATAGCCATGTGAACTATAGTGCCGCCAGTGACACCTTCATCACGTCGGAAGGACCGCCATTTCTTGGCGCACTCGCCTGTGTGATAGCGTCCGGAGTCCCTGCGGCTCCAGTCGTCCCAGACGTCGCAGGAATAGCCCTCAAACTTCAGGGCCATTCCTACTTCGGTCCATTCCTCGTAATTGAGCAGCGCAGGATTTATGTGATTTAATAATTCTCTGAGATCTGTCCTGTTTTCCATTTATCAGTACCCTGATGCCTTCGGCGTGTCTGCCGGCGGCCTGTATTCTCTGGGATTTAAGTCTCTTGGCGTTTTCCATCCATTGGCCGCGATCCTGTCGATCAGTTTCCTTGCCTGATCAAAGGACCATGTGCCCACATTTTGGAAGCCTCTCATTTCGAGCTGCTTGATCTGCTTGGGAGTAGCAAGGCCGCTTCTCTTCCTTTCGTCCAGCTTGCCCAGCAGCATGTCAGCTTCACCCTGGCTCTTCACGCTGTCAGCGCGGATCCCGAGCTTCTCCAGGCGCTCCCGCTGGTCCATTGTAGGATCCTGTGAAGCCCATCCGAAGGGCGGGACATAATCAACCAGGTCGCGGGCGTTTATGCTCATGGCATACTGGAGAGGATCCACCAAACGGCTCTTTTTCCGGCGCTGTGCCGCCAGTTCTGCAGCCAGTGCTTCTTCCCGCTCGGCGACTACATCCTCAGAAGCCTTTTTCTCAGCCTCCTCGATATCAACCGCTTCTCCGGGATTCGCTCCCATGTTCTCCGTCATCTTCCGGGCGACCTCTTCGTCCTCACAGATCAGCGCCGCAGGATGACATAACTCGTGTTTCTCAGTCATCCAGAGGAAATCGATCAGCAGCAGGTGTTCCTTGCCGGTCTCCGGAGAGAGCCGCGTGCCGCGGCCCACCATCTGCGCGTACAGTGGTCTCGACTTCGTGGGTCTCAGGACGATGATGCAGTCCACGGCTGGACAGTCATATCCTTCTGTCAGGAGCATCGAATTGCAGAGCACATTGTACTTGCCGTCCTCAAAATCCTGCAGGATCTGCGCCCGGTCTTCGCTGTTGCCGTTCACTTCCGCAGCCACAAATCCGCGTTCGTTAAGAATCTTCATGAACTTCTGGGATGTAGCAATCAGGGGAAGGAACACGATAGTCTTGCGGTTCATGCAGTATTTGACCATCTCGTCTGCGATCTGATACAGGTACGGGTCCAGAGCTGTTCCGATCTCTCCGACCTTGAAATCGCCGGCGCTGATGCCAACCATGCTGATGTCTATCTTGAGCGGTACCGTCAGCGCTTTGATCGGCACAAGGTATCCGCTGCGGATTGCTTCCGGCATCGTGTATTCGAACGCCAGCGACTCGAAGTAGCTCCCGAGGTTCTTCATATCTGCCCGATCGGGCGTTGCTGTGACGCCCAAGACATTAGATCTGCCAAAATACTGAAGGACTGTCTGATAAGAAGGGCTGACGCAGTGATGCGCCTCGTCGATGATGATCGCGTCAAAATAATCCTGTGGGAACTGCTTCAGGCGCTTTTCGTGCATGAGAGTCTGCACAGATCCTACGACCACTCTGTACCATTCACCAAGACAGGAACGCTCCGCCTTCTCAACAGAAGACCGCAAGCCGGTCGCCTTGAAGATCTTATCGGCCGCCTGGTCGAGGAGCTCCCCGCGGTGTGCCATGATCAGCACTCTGTATCCGCGGCGCACGCACTCCTCGACGATCTTGGCGAAAACAATGGTCTTGCCTGTGCCGGTAGGCATGACGACCAGCGTTTTCCTGTGGCCGTCATCCCACTCCGCAAACACATGCCCGAAAGCCTCTTCCTGGTAAGGCCTCAGCTGCATCATCAGAAGCCGCCTCCCCATGCCTGCTGTTTCTTCTCAAGGAATGTCAGGTTCGTAAAGACGCGATCATCTTTCTTGCCCTTGGTCTTAACGACCTTCACGCGGCATGACTGCCCTGCCAGCTCATTGATGGCTCTTCTGAGATTCGGCAGCGGCTCGCCCTTTTTCTGCTGTCCAGTGCCAACGAACAGTTGGCACAGTTTCCACTTGAAGTCATCATTGAGGATGATGTTTTCCCTTGTCTGCAGATCACTGCCCTGTACATTCACATTCACATATACAGCAAGGCAGGGATTGCCGTTGTACTTGCTGTCGCCATCGATCCTTGTGTTCTCTACATGGTCGATTCTGGCGTCATACTCGCCTTCCGGAATATCCGGGAACTGCTCCTGATAATCAAGGCTTCCATCCAGATCCAATACGTTACCCATAGTCTTCCTCCTTATTTGTATTCAATCTCCATCTTTTTTCTCATATCCATGATCGCTGCCTTGAGCTGCGGCCAGAATCCGATGCACCATCCCTTGAGGAAATCATCCGGATAATCAGCCACCTTTGTGTCAGCGGTCATATAGCCTCTTGCCGATGCGACATGCTGGATCTCCCATTCGTCGATCTTGTCAGCGATCATCAGGTCGCGGAGCGCTTTGGGGATCCTGGGATCCGGTTCCTTATACTCGTTCTTCTCATCCGGGAACGGTGTCTCCTCATAGCGCCTCATTTCTTGGAATCCCTCAGGGATCACAGGCTTGCTTTCAGCCACAGGCGCGCCTGTCTTTTTCTCATCTTTTTTATCCGCTTTGGGAGCGGGCGCCGGGGCAGAAGCGGGCTGGCTTTTGGGCTGCGGCTTCTGCGGATCCGCTTCTTTCTCGATCGGCAGCGTGACAGGCAGCGGCTGATCAGCGAAGAGCGGCGCAATGGAATCGTATTCCAGCGGCAGCTCATCCGGCATGCCGTAGCGGTTCTTTGCATCCCAGAACGGTGTGTGATTCGTGTGGATCACCCTGCGGCCGCCCTGAGCCTTGTTCTTTCCTTTCGCGGCGCCCTGGTTATCGATGTTGATTACATTGACCTTGTAATTAAGGAACAGGACTGCGTCAGCCCACTCTCTGATCAGTGGAGCAACCTTCTTAGAGGTCTTCATTTCCCAGTGATCATAGGCGCCCATTTCCTCCGGGAGTTCCACCTTCCGGAGCTGAGCATGGGCTGTCATCACGATATGGACTCCGCGCTCCGATACTTCTGTCAGAAGGTTCAGCAGTTTTCCGAACCTCTCCGCGCTGTAGGTATAGCCTTTGCCATACCCGAAATCCTCGATGCCGTTCTTCTGGTTGGTCTTCAGAAGATCATCGATCTCCATCTGCTCCGCCCAGTCCGCTGTATCAAGGACCAGCGTTTTGCAAAGTGTCGGATTGTCCCTGATAAACCTGACTTCATCCAGGAGCATCTGCCACGAAGAAGGCTTGTCCAGCCTCTTCACATTCATGTCTTTGGTAGAGTCTTCCGTGTCAATGAATACGGGATCCGGAAACTGGCTGGCCAGTGTGCTCTTGCCAATCCCCTCCGGTCCGTAGATCACGATCTTCTTTGCGCCGGGGATCCGGCCGCTCGTAATACTAAATGCCATTGATTACCTCCTTAAAATCCCATTCCTGCAGACCAGCCGGTTGCCTTCGGTGCAGGCTCTTCTTTGGCGAATACTCCATCCTGTCCCTCGACGTAGCCATCAGTGATCACGATGCTGCATTCATCACCGGTGCTGACTCTGGTTGCGATCGCCTGCAGGCCTTCTTGTTCAAGCCACGCGCCGAACTCCTTGAGGGTGTCGAGGTCCATCGCCTCCAGTTTATCCAGGAGCACGAAGCCGCACTTCGGATTGAGCTTCCGGACGATAGAGGTGCTGACGATCATCTGCTCAGCGCTCGACATGTTGTCCCACTGCTGGCCGTTGTAGATCAGCTCGCCATCCTTGACAGACAGCCCCGGAAGCGGGAGATCTGCGCTGTCGAGCAGACTGGTCTTCTGTTTCCTGACGTCCTCGATAGCATTGGTCAGCTCCGTGTACTGATCCCTGTACTGTTTCGCATCCTCTTCGGCCTTGGCCTTGTCGAGGTTGGCGCGGACCTTGCGGTTGATCAGCTCAATGTTGTCGATCGAGCGCTCCAGCTCCTCAGTGGACTCCATTTTCAGCTCTGCGGGTGTCTTCTCGGAGGCTTTGCGCTGTTCGTCCAATTCTCCGAGTCGCGCTTTTAACGCTCTGATCGACGCCTCATAGGACTTGATCTCGTCCTCTGTTTTCATGATCTTCTCGAGGATAGAATCATGTTCGCGTCTCCACTGCTGTCTCTGGCCGTTCCTTGCAAGGATCTCCTGCTGCTCTCTGATCAGCTCTGAAGCGCTCACCGGTTCTTCCGGAGCATCAGGGTAATAGGGCTGCTCTGCAGCGAACTTTTCTTTCTGATCAGCTGTCCGGCCCACATACAGGCGCTCGCTGTACAGGCTCTTTTCTTTCTGCTCCAGCTCCGCCAGCTGAGGA